GCTAGTGGGCGTTCGCTCGATGCTATCGCTATCGAAGCATCCGTGTACCGCGAAGCTGGTTTGAGCAACGACGAGTCAGTAGAAGCTCTAGTAGCAGTCGCCGGAACCCGTGAGAATGCTATCCGAGCAGTCGATATGGCTCAAGGCACCGAGTACAATCGCGGAACGGCTCTTAGCCGCATCATTTCTGCCGCTTGTGCTCAGTCCGGTCACTACTACAACGGACGACACGAAAACGCCGAAATCGAATGTGCAATGCGGCATTCGCAGAACATTCAGGCATCAGATGGTTTTTCGACCATTAGCCTACCCGGTATCCTCGGTCGAACAGCAAATAAGGCTATGCTTGCGGCTTACGCAGAGGCACAATCCGCTGGTGTTATGACTAATATCGCGTCTGCGACCAACACCCCAGACTTCAAGAAGTTTGACCGTTACCGAATGACTGAAACAGGCATCATGGAGCAAGTCCCTGCTGCTGGTGAAGTCAAGTTCGGTACGTTGACTGAGAACGCTTACGAAAACCAACTCAAGACCTACGGCAAGATCATCAGCATCAGCCGCACGATGATCTACAACGATGACTTGCATGCCTTCTTGCAAGTCCCACGTATGCTGGGTCGTCAAGGCTACCATGCTCTTGAGCAAATCGGTATCGCGTTATTGGTCAATGCCCCTACCGCTGCCAGTGCAGGAACAACTGAGTTCTTCCACGGTGCAGTTCGCAACGTCAATGACCAACCGAATTATTTTGAAGGTTCTTCATCGGCTTTGTCGATTGACTCGCTTGAAATTGCCTATGAACTGTTCTTAAACCAAACAGACAGTAGCGGCAAGCCAATCATGCTCAACCCAGCTATCCTGCTAACTTGCACAGGCGATGCAATCACTGCACGCAAGCTGTTCAAGGACACAGAGTATCGGTTCACGACCGCGACCACCAAGGAAACGATCCAGAATCAGTGGCAAGGTATGTTCACACCAGAAGTGTCCGCTTACTTGGCTCGCTTAGGCACAGTACCTAATGCAGTGCAGTGGTACTTGCTGTCGAACCCAACCACTGACGTTTGTGCCCTTCAAATCGCGTACCTCAACGGACAGCGAAACCCAACTATCACCCAGGGTGAACTGGACTTGACTGTCTTGGGTATGCAATGGAGGGGTATCTTTGACTTTGGCATAGGGTTGCAAGACCCAAGGGCAATCGTCAAGAGCAAAGGTAAAGCATAAAAAGCTAGGCAAGCCTAGTTTTCCGAGTGTGGGGTTGGCCCCAGTCATTACCCACACTCGGTTTTTCTCTTACAGTTTTTTCAATCAGATATAAGGTTCAAAATTATGGCCGCAATTTTTCACAGTGCCGGTACTCACCTAGACTACACGCCATCGGCAGATACCCCTGCTGGTACGCTAGTTGTCATTGGTGGCACCACTGGTATCGTCAACACTGACATTCCAGCTAACACCCTCGGTGCAGCTTGCATCCGTGGTACTATCCTTTTGGCTAAGGCATCTGGTACGGTTTTCGCAGACGGTGCTGTAGTCAACTACGATCAAGCTACTGGCTTGGCTACCGCTGCTGCTCTTGCCGCTGGCATCATCTCTGCGGGGCACTGCGTAGGTGCCACTGGTGCAAACGGTTCTACTCAAGTAGTAGTGTTGCTCCTACAGTAACATGACGAACCGCTTGGCACAGGCCGCACAAGAGCTACAACGTCGAATGGTGCAAGATGCCTCGGAGCTTGTCACGTACAAGCGACCCAACAGCTTCGCCTTCGATGTTTCAGCTATTGTCGGTCGGTCAGTGGTAGAACAAGACTCAGGACAGGGGTTCATGCTTAGGGTAGTGTCTAGGGATTTTACAATCTCTCAAGAGGCACTTAACTACACGCTGCCCCAACGAAACGACATCATCGTCCAGACAATCAACGACGTGACATTAGAGTTCCTAGTAGACGGCGGACCAGGGCAGTCCCACTTCGAGGAAACAGACGGTTACGGCGTTGCTTGGCGGATACACACCAAGCGTAACAAAGCGAGTTCATTCTAATGGCTTACTCAGCGATAGACGCTCAGATAGGCATAAGTTTGGCCGCACAGTTGACCGCATTGGCGATACCCAAAGTTGGCTTGGTTCAATTCACGTTTGACCCGTACCACGAATCCGACAACCTACCACCGAACACTAAGATTTGGATTACTACAAATGACCTGAATCGCGTTCTGACAAGCCGAAAAGTTTGGACGAAACAGTGCTCGTTGTTACTTTACATGATAACCCCCGTCGCACCAACAGATTTTGCATTGATCGACGATTGGCTGGGAACATACGATACAATACTGGACTCGGTAGAGTCCATTGAGGCTGCTGGGAACCTGCCTTACGAAATCATGCAAGAGGAACGGATAGACCGCGACCGTTTGAACAACGACAAGCGGTTAGTTTGCAATTCCATAATCAACTACAAGTTAATTTGAGGTCAGCATCATGGCATTAGTATTAGGCTTAAACGCAAAGACCTACGTTCTCTTTATCGACCCTAATCAGGTGCTACCAAACGAGTGGCTTGAAGTGATTTACACACGGGACGAAACGCTGAACCTGACCACGGCACTTGCTGACGTTACAACGAGAGCAGCAAAGGGCTGGCGACTACAAGTCGGTACGCTCACAGAGGGCACGATTGACGGGCAGATTTTGTACGATACTGCTGACCCAGTATTTGAAATGATTCAGAATGCCTTTTTCACTAAGACGCTTTTAGACATGGCGTTCATGGATGGACCCATAGACGACGCTAATTCAGAGGGTCTTGTCGGAGGGTTCATGGTGACGAATTTCACTATCGGGCGACAACTCGAAGAAGCCATGATGGTAGATGTATCGTATACTGCTACTAACGACTCTGAGGGTTTGCCACCTGAGTGGCTGAGTGGACCTGTCACCCCCTAAGTATTAACTTTTTTGGAGATTGAACGATGGCACTAGTATTAGGCTTAAACGCCAAGTCGTATATCGGTACGGGCACTGTCGCTGTCCCTGTTTGGGCAACTCCAATAGGTGACATGCGAGACGAAACGCTGAACATGAATACGGCACTTGCGGACGTTACTACGCGAGACGCTAAAGGGTGGCGACTGCAAGTCGGCACGCTCACTGAGGGCACAGTAGATGGGCAGATTTTGTATGATACTGCTCACGCTGACTTCAATACGATCAAGAACGCTTTTTTCGGAAAGACTAGCTTGATGATGGGGTTCTTCGATGGACCCGTAGCTACCCAGGGCACTCAGGGGCTCGTTGGCTCGTTCATGGTGACGAATTTCAGCATCCCACGAATGCTAGAAGAAGCTATAATGGTAGACGTTACGTTTACCGCAACTTCCGATAGTGCTGGTAACCCACCAGTATGGAAGGTCATTCCATAACTAAGGGGCCGATATGACCGAAGAAACTTTGCAAGTCTACAAGAACGCAGTCAAGTTCTACACATCGCGTAAGCGACCGCCGAAAGCGGTCCTTATCCGCATTGACCATGCGATTGAGTTCGACGTAGACTACATCGAAGATATGGACGACAGATTCAAAGACCGTGAACCGTTCGGGGAGCCTATCCCTAAGTTCGTGGAAGTAACACTCGAAGCACTTCAAGGGGCCGTCGATGCAGAAATTGTCACTACAGGGTAGGGAGCTAGACCTACGGATTACGAAAAAGCAAGTCAAGAACGCCAAGGTAAAATTCGGCATTGACTTGCAAGTCTTAGACATGGGCAACGTGGCAGACTCCAACGTAATGCAAGTCTTGCAAGACCCGATATATCTCACTGAGTGCTTCTGGGCGTTCTATGAGGAACGTCTTGTCGGCTTGGGCTTCACGCAGGATAGTTTCGATGATGGCGTAGACGAAACGAACATAGAAGCGATTCGAGACGGGTTCGTAAATTCGTGTGCCGCTTTTTTTCCTTTCCTGCGGATCATTGCTATGACTTTTGCGGCGAGCCTACCTGGACTCCCAAGCATCCCGCAACCACCAGTACCACCAAGCGTAACCTAAACGCGATACTTTTCGACTTCCTGACGTTCGAGCAAGCGTTAGGATTCTGCCTAGACGACCTCAGTTACGCTGAGGCTAGGCAGATGTACGTCGAGCATGAGCGTGCTGCTTGGCAGCATACTGCGTTTATCGTATCCTATATGATCGAAATAAATCGGGACCAAAAGAGAGGTTCACCCACTACGCCGGAAATGCTTAACCCCTGGGAGTCGGTCAAGCCAGTACCGAAGGGCATACCGCTGAAAGCTGATAACCTACACTTGATGAAGGTGCTGGCAAAGAACAATGGCAAAAATACTAAAGTTCACAAAAGTAAAGCTGTTCAACCAGTTCCCAGCGATCCTAAAGTCAGTGACAACGGGGATAGACCAACCGGACGACTCGATCAAGAAGTACGCAGCGACGGTAGCAATGATAGCTCATCGGTCGATGAAGAAGGCACCAGCTAAACCCAAGTCTAGGTTTGGCAATTTGAGGGCCTATGCCAAAGGGCGTGCAAAGTACGGTCAGTACTACTGGCGAAAGGGTGAGTATAGCCGCCCAGGGCACCCACCGTTTCACCACAGCAACCCCATTAGCTCTAGGTCGCTTCGTAACATCTACTTCACGCAGATGGGCAAGAACCGCTATGCCATCGGCCCCAAGACGTTCGGTGGCACTAAGTATGACTTACCTGCTTTGATGGAGCACGGCGGAACTGTAATGATTTCTACTATGTTCCCCTACCGTACTAAGCGTGGTATGGTCAAGCGTAGACCGGGGGTCGCAATGGCTAACTACCCAGCAAGACCATACATGCTACCCGCTATGGTGAAAGCCAAGTACGACAAGCGTGGTGCCAATGGTCGCTCGTTCATCCAACGGCAGAACACCATAGGCCGAATGACACCTACAAAGAAAGCGGCATAACAATGGTAACTAGAGGCTCAGCGGTCTACGAAGCAGAACTGATAGACAAGGTGACAGCCCCCGCTGCCCACATAGTAGCAGCACTAGGTAAATTAGAAGCGGCGTTCAACAGTATCAATGCACCAGCAGCAAGAGTCGCGGCTAGCCTGAACACTGTCAGTTCGTCGATGAAAACTATCTCGTCTGCCACCCAGATGAATGCTGGGTGGTCAAAGCTAGGGCAATCGTTCAATAGGGCATCTGAGACAGTCAGCCAGTTAGGCACGGCTATAGGTCGTGGCTTAGAGCTAATCGGCGTAGGGATGCAGCGTGCAGGGGCAGCAGGCATAGCCGCCACCACTGTAATTGCAGCGGGGTTGTACTCAACGATTGAAGCCGCATCGAAGGCTACAGAAACGCTAAATGCTTTTGAGGCAGTGCTAGGTAGCTCTGGTAAGACGCTACAAAAGACTTCTGCATGGGCTAAAGACTTCTCAGAGAATATAGGTAGGTCCGAGGTCAAGACCCAAGAGGCACTAATCTCGTTTACGGCGTTATTCAAAGGGCTAGGTGTTGGTACTAATCTAGCTTCTGGCTTAGCTAAGAAAATGACTGCGTTGTCTGTTGACTTCGCATCGTTCTTTAACCTCAGTGACGACGAGTCACTACAGCGTTTCATTTCGGCGTTGTCTGGTTCATCGGAAGTGCTAGACAAGTTCGGTATCAATATCCGTGAGAACGCCCTAGAGCAACGGGCCTTAGAGCTAGGGCTAGGCGGCAACATTCGCAAAATGAGCGAATTAGGTAAGACTCTAGTAAGAGCCCATATCATTGCTGGGGTTATGAAGGACGATTTTAGTGCTGTTGGTGACGCTTTGCGTACATCTATGGAGTGGGCTAATCAGGTAAAAGCGTTAGGTGCGGCGTTTGAGAAGCTGCAAGTTGCTGTCGGAACATTGGCGATCAAGGAACTAAAACCTACACTACTTGCTATCAATTCAGCATTTAAGCAGCTATCTAAAACGGTTTCAAAACTTGGATCAGCGGGTATGAAAACCTTTGTCAATGGGCTGTTGGCTCTTGCAGGTACTAGTGCTGCTCTTATCGCACTCGGTACAGCTATCGCGGGCATTGGTTCGGCTATTGCTATTGCGGCACTTGCGTTAGCGGGGTTCCTCACGACTTTAGGTGCGGCTGTCGCTGGTGGTCCGGTAGGTATGTCCATTTTGGCGTTTACAACCCTAACAGTAGCTATAGCTTCTTTTGCTGCTGTAGTGGCGGCTATCAACCTGCCGTTTCAAAAGATGTTCGATTCACTCAAAAAGGGTTTTGGTAAACTTTCTAAGACAGTCGAAGATGCTAGGGCAGTAATAACTAGGGCAATGCAAGCAGGTGATTGGGATACTGCTTGGCAAGGCTTCGTTATCGCTGGTGAGTTGGCGTTCATTCAGCTAGCCCAAACTTTCATAAAGGTAATGACGCTAGCTGTAAACAGTGTAGCAAAGACCATCTATGAGGACTTGAATCTTACTAACATCATAGCGAAGCAAGTAGCAGGTTCTTTGTCAGGTCAGAACGTCGGGAGGTCACTAAACCCCTTTGTCAATATGCAAAATGACCTACAAAAACGAAGTGAGGACCTGCAAGGGACGCTAGGTAAAATGAAATTCAAGCAGGATACTGCCAGCTTTGTCCCAGCCGAGATAGAAGCAGGAATTAAGACCTCGCAAGACAACCTAGCAAAACTGAAAGCCGAGAGAGTAGACCTACAAAAGAAGCAAAGCGTTGATAAGGCTGAGCTAGCGAAAACGAAAGTCGATCCGAGACGTATACCTAGATGGTATCAAGACCTAAAAACAGCGGTCGATGATCGTGTTTTCGCTTTGTCGCTGAATCAAGAGAAGATAAACAAAGCCGAGCAAGACGTAGCAAAAGCAAACGAGGGTCCTTTGAACATAGGGCTAGCGTTTGAGAACATGATAAATGCTCAGGATGCCTTAAAAAAGCTAGAGACTGAACGGACCAAACTAAACTCTGAGCTAGAAGTGTTCCAAAAGAACCCACCGAAGCCTGGTAGCTTGATGGGCGACCCCGAGCAGGTTACGGCTCGAAAAGAGCTATCTACTAACTTGGATAAGAATACAAAAGCAACTGACATAGCTAAGGCAGATTTGCAGTCCGCCAAAGACACCTACAAAATTGCGTCTGCGAACGTAGATAAGTTTGAGACAACGCCCTCGCGTGGGTATTTTTTGAATATGGGTCCAGATGCCTTGCAAGCGAGTATTGATGCTGAGAAAGCTAAGGCTAAAAATAAGTTCCAAGTTGGGTCAATCGGAACATTCCAAGCGAGCGTGGCTCAGAACTTTGATAGGTTCTTACCTACGTTCGACCCATTGCTAGATCAGGCAGTAAAAACGAACACTACATTGACCTCGATAGACAAAAAGATGGACCTCCTAACAGAGCAAGCGGTATTCTAAATGTCAATTTCATTGCAACCTAGATGGGATGAAGAATCATCCAACGAGACGCTGATTGACCAAGGCGGGGGTGCTGTCGTTAAGTATTTCGTGTACTCGGACAAAGACGAGACGCAAGGTGTGTTACGCACAGCGGTGAAGAACCTCACCCCATCGTCGAACGGTCTGTGGGCTAGAAGCTCAGTCTCTATCGAGGGTAGAATCTCCGATAACTCAGGGGCATTCATCTGGGGTGCTAGTGTCGAATATAGCCACCACCGTAACGACCCCGACAAGTACCGCTACGAGATTCGTAGCAGTGGTGGTACGACCCTGCAAATGACGCTAAGCGGCGGCTTACTAGAGGAACAAGTTAAACCTGATAATGAGGCATACGAGCTAGACAACACTGCTGCCGAGCAAGTCTTAGGTATCAAGTCAACCGATGCTGAAAACGGCACATCACTGACATACCAGGGTATACCCGTTCAAAAGCCTGGTATCGAGGTATCTGTTAGTTTCTGGCGGTCTAGCGATAAGTGGGACGAATGGCAAGCTAAGATCATCGACGGCGTAACGAGGACAGTAGTTAATGGTGATGCACCACCGTACAAGTTCTTGGGCGTTTTCGAGTACGGCTCTTTGCGGTTCATTAGCTTCCAAGCTGTCCCCGATGCCGATGAAATGGGGTGGAGAGTAGTTTGTGGATTCGAGTACTCTGCTGCACCTGACATGGTTCAAGTAAACCTCCGCTTAGCGTCTGCTGGTATTGCACCATTGGTAGATCAGTACCACGGGCACGACTACCTAGATATCCTAAGCATGCCGGGTGTTGAGCCTGTCAAGAAGCTAGCCCTAGCACAACCTGTACGTGCTGCGGTTCATCGAATCTATGACTATGTGAATTACAGAACATTGTTCGCCCCAATGACCCCAACCCCAACAGGGTCTTGCGTGTATGGCACTGGTCCTGCTACATGCGAGATAATGACTGAGCTAGCGTGCGGTGACTTAGATGGAGTCTGGACCCTTAACGGTACTTGCCCACCATGACATATAATGCACCTACTTCCGGCGTTCCCGTAATCAAGTACGTCGGCAATAAAAATCTGTGGGGCGATATCGTTGCTATGCTTGGCTGGTGGGAGAGCACCCAACAGCAAACGGCAGAAGTAATCGGCAAGTACGGCGACGTTGTACCTATCGGCGTGAATGTGTCAGGGGTTGACATTAAGGCTGGCGAATTAGCCAGCATCACTGGTACGACCCCTCAAACCGCTGGGGCTAGACCACTGATACATCAGCTTGGGGCACCGATTGTAAACGTAGGACTTGAGGCTTGGCCCTACTGCTTAGCGAACCCCGCTATTATTAACAAGCTACTGCCAGTGGGTCTGTCTGTGCCTATGAGCAGAGCTAGCATCTATGCTGTCCCAGGCTCTCTGACACTGCCCACGGATAACTACGTGATGGCTAACCCAGCATACCCTACGAGGTTCAAGTCCGCTGACGCAGGGCTATACAAGGTACTAGCACATCTAGTCAACGAGGCAGCAACAGAGAGCTACTTGATTGTAGATACACGGTTCGGCCAGCCTATATGGCGATACGCCTACGATGGGTTTAACTACAAGCTACTGCGTCTGGATGGTCTACCCTTCGATGTTAGTATAACAAATGACATACTGTTCCCCTT